CAAAATTGTAGTCATGGCTACGAATCCAGCATAGATTTGAACCCAACAACTTTTTTCGTCTAAGGCTTTTGACAGCAAAGTCAGGCCCTGAAGTTCTTAAGTTATTGGATAACTTAGACAAAGAGTCAAAAGCCCTAATAGAAGATATCGCAACGTTGGCCATATACTCAGGGCAGAGTTATGAACAAATATGGAATTTAACCCATGACGAAAAGCGAATATTCCTTAAAGTGCTCAAAGAGAAAATTAGTATAGATAAAGGCATTAAGCCAACACAAACATTAACTCAAGAAAGATTTTAAGTTGTTCATAGAACAACAAGATTTACCTTTTACTTACAGTAAAACACAAATCTTAGAATTCTTTTTTAACATATTCAACGATAGTGTATAAGATATATTATGCCAAGGTTTTGCAGTCGTACTTCGCCCTGTTAGGGGCAAAAGTAAAAATAACATGCCAGAGGCCCATTATCGTAATCTATCACTACAACTATTTCTAGTAAAGGCGGTTACGCTGTACCTTTTTATGTAGCTCTTCGAATATAACGCAAAATTAAGTAGCCAATAGATAAACAGCTTAATTTTCGTGGGGTGCAATGACTCAGCAGTGCCCACTCATTTTGACTATACATACACATGCCAGCGTTTTTCAAGTCTAACGCTTCGTCCCAACATCATTGGGATAGTGGCAATCATGTCTCTGCTACTGCTCAGAATTTCCTACCGTCACACATCAGAACGGATTCAGGCGCCTATTTAACTTGCCGGCACGAGCATTATCAGTAGTGTCTTTGTGGCTGTTGCCGATTTAAATTTTGTTTATGATATGGGATCCGTGTACTCTAACGGATATTTGGCCATTGTAGTAATCAGTTGATTCAAGAACTTTTCTGTCGAATTGTTCCTTAGCTTCGAGGTATGAAGTATGGGCCTTAGATTTGCAGTAGTGTAGTATTTCTCGGGTGAAATTTTCTTTGCCAAGAGTGAGTATATCTTTGTTAAGTTCATCAGACGAACCATAATAGTCCATCCAGTCGCTGTTGATTTTGCTTCTAATTTTTTTCTTCTTTTTAGTGCCGTTTTTTAGTTTTACTGTTTTATAAGATGTCTTAGAGAATTTTGCTAATTTTTTGCCTATGTATTTGCGGCCTGTGATTGTGTTAGTAATGAGGTAAACAAAACCAACACAATCCTCAGGAAGTGAGTCTACAGAAGTTCCTTCGAACAACCATGTCATTTAATTGACAAAGCTGCCTTTTCTTCCGTAATCTCTTTACGTCGTTGTTTAACAAGCTTGGCAACTTCTTGTAGTGCCTTACGAGCACGACCAGCAGCCGCTTTAACTTTTTTAGTTGTAAACTTTTCGTTTTCTTCGATGTAAACTTGGAACTGTTTAACCAATTCTTCTTGTGTGTTTACTGGGGTTGTATTTTCTTCTGTCATTTTATGCTTCTACCATTTCTATATCTGTGTTGAATGTTGTAAAGCCATTCTCTTTTACTACTTGTAGTATGTTATTTACTCTGCCGACCAGTTCATCTCGGTGGCTAATTAAGAAGATATTCTTCCGATTTTCCCGAGCCATCTTTTTGAGCAAGCCCAAACTGTTGTCAACTCCATTGGCATCCATACCACTATCAATCATTTCATCGATGAACAACAAGTTTATAGGTCTATTTAAGCTTTCATAAACGTCTCTAAAAGCCCAACTTAATCCAAGAATCAAACGATTACGTTCACCACGACTCAAGTTATCAAAATCGAACTCTTGTCCTAGCTGTGTAATATCTACTTCCAAATCACTGCGGAATTTTACTTCATGTGGTAAAGCTAGCTTTTCCAAATAGTAAGCTAGTCGGTGATTTAGATAAGCTAGGTTCTGTTCAATAATGCGCTTGCGGATAAAACTATCTTTGGATGTCAACAATTTAAGCAGAAACTCTTGGTGCTCTTGTAGTTTGGTCAAACTATTAATGACATCAAAATTAATTTCTTCTAGTGCAGTTGTCTTTAAATGTTCAATCTGTTCAACATAAGGATCAATGTCTAAAGCTCTACGCTCAAACTGATCTTGTGCTGTTTCCAATGTACTCTTATGATTAACAGCATCATCAATGTTAGAATATTTTACTTTAGGAGCACTGCCTAACTTGCCCAGATCCGAAATTTGTTTTTCTACTTTTTTGAGCAACTTTGATTCTTTATCTAGTTCCTCGGTCAATGTAGCAATGGCATTGTTAATGTCATCTAACATTGTAACCTGTTTGTCATCATGTACGTCTTGCCCACAAGCATGACACTTGTGTTCAAGAGCATGACCCTGAGCACTGGCTAAGTCTGCAAGCTGTTGGGTAACTCGTTTAACAGCACTTTGATGTGTAGCTAAATCTTTGTTATGACGCTTGAGTTCTTTTTCGTTAGCTTGCCACAATGCCAATGATTTATGATTTTCCAACTCTTGAGTAATATCAATGTTTAAGAGTTCGTCGATGGCCGCTGCCAACTTTTCGAGTTCGTCTGTTTGTTTAGTCTGCCAAAGACGACTACGACGTTCCAAGTCGTCAATAGAGTTTTTAATTTTAGTGTTTGCATCTGATACTGCTTTAATCCTATATTCTTCTTCTTTGGCTTGATCCTTAGTGTTTTTAATAAGCTCTTTGAGTAAAGCGGCTTTTTCACTAAGTTGTGTAATGCCAAGAAGTTGCTCAATGATATCACGCTGGTCATTTGTCTTAAGACTTAAAAATGGTTCAGTGTAAGTATTTAACGCACAAATATGTTTGAACATATCATGACTCATCCCCAGCAAACGTTCGATTTCTGCCTGTGTTTCTTTGTTCTCACCTTGCTGTTCTTCTGTTTCGCCTTTGTCAACTTCTTGGTCGTCGACAATAAAACGAAGCACGTTAGGTTTACGCCCACGTTCAATTTTATAATTATGGCCGTTTACTTCCATTTCACAGGTAACTAACATGTTCTTAGTGTTAGTCTTATTGATAAGGTTGTCTTTGCGGATGTTAGTTAGCGCATTACCATACAGTACATAGCTTAATGCGTTAACAATAGTAGTCTTGCCAGTGCCATTGCGACTACCATCACCTCCCAAGTCTAAGTTATTACCTAATACAAGAGTAAGACCATGTTGGTCGAATCTTAGAGCTTGCGTAACGTTACCTATAGAAAGAAAGTTTTTTACAGTTAAATTTTTGAGTTTAATCATCGTAGTATATTATACATGAAGTCCGTTGTAAATGTCAATGAGCGTTTGGCGATCGACTACATCGCTTTCAATTGCAGTTAGTTGACTGACAACAATTTGATCCACTGACTCGAAATGTACATCGCCGCTCCAGTCCTGTGTATGTTCTTCACGCTTGGCCGGAATAAGATTAAGTTCACGCAACTTGTATGTTTCCATCCAATTCTCTTTTAAGAATGTAGCTTCTTCAAAACTAATATCCGCATCGCAGGTAACACGCAGGAAACTATTTTGATTCATATACTTGTCGGGATCTTCAATCAATCTTGTAACATCAATAGTTTTGAAACTGGGCGCATCGGGCCAAGCAATATATCTAGGAGCAGTACCCCACTCCATAATCATCATGCCACGATCATCATCCCAAGCGTCTGAATAGTTATGGGGAAAGGCATTGCCTGTATAATGAACATTGCCTTTGCGTTGACGTAAATGGAAGTGGCCAGAGAAAACATATTCTTGATTAGGAAAGTGTTCACTGTTTAATCCTCCATGGTCCGGCATGTCCACCATGGCATTCATTTTAAAGCTAGGAAGTTCAAAGTGTCCAAACACATAACGACTGTCTAGTCGTTTCATGCTAGTCCATTCATCACCTACTAACCAAGGAACAAGACTTACACCGCCTTCGGTGTAAACGTCATTAACCAAAACAACATTTTTCTGATTTCTAATAAATGGAATACTTGTTAAGTCTCGCTTCTCACGATAATACAAATCGTGATTGCCTGGAATGAAAAAGAAACGTTCAAAGTGTTTGCTGATATAATCAATGGCATCAACTGTATAATTCAATGTGCTGACATTAACTGTAGCACGATGGTGATGCCAGTCGCCCATAAAGATTGCTGTATCACAACCTTCCTTAGTAGCAGTCTCGCAAAACCATTTAACAAAGCCCATACAATCATCATTATGTGATTTTGAATTTTGTCGCATACCAAAATGGATGTCAGTAAAAACAGCCGCTTTCTTAAACATATCTGTCATATAATTCCTTAATCTTTCAATCCAGCTAACCGATCGCGTTCGTCACGCATATTGGCTTCGTGTTCAAATTGTCTAGAGAAACTAGGATTGCTACCGTATTCAATTAGCAAGTCGTCTCTAATGTTTTGATTTTTCTTTTCAATGTTTAAGATACGAGTAAAGCTATTATCAATAGCCGCTGTATAATAAGCAAAAGGATTTTGTGATTTACTTTCGTCAAACTGTAATCCAATTTGACTGAGTTGTAATAATGCTTGACTTCGCATTTCGTCTACGTAGGTATAGCCACGCCAATTAAATCGCATGCTATATCGTTCACAGAGTAGCATATAGCTCTTAGCAAGTTTTTTTGTTATTTGACCTTCTAAATTAAACTCGCCAGTTTCCATATCACCTCGCCAATGTGATTTACCTACACAAACAAGCTTTTCTTCGCCGTCAATTTCTTCAAACTTAAAATGTTGAAACGGAGGAAAGTTGCATTTACTGTGATGGTCACCTCGATTCTTAGGAGTCTTTTTACGTCCCGGTTCCAAAGGTACATGATCGTGTGTCATAATCCTAAACACAACATCAGCTTTAGCGACTTTTTTATAGTCAATTTCAACTTCTGCTAGTTTAGTTTTTGGATTAATTTTTTGAGCTTCAGCTAACGCAAGTTGACTTAGTCTAAGTGCTTTGTTTCGTTTAGCTTCTGCTATGGTTCTTATATTAATCTTGGAGGTATCTGCCAAAATTAAATCATAATTACCGTATTCGGGTTTTGTATAGCTACTGTAATTGTTTTTACTCAAGTGAATTTCTTTAAGTAATTCCTTGTTAGTCAAGTACTGTTTAGCTAGTGGGTTTGCTTGTGATGTTGCCATAGTAGTTATTTTAACATTTTCTTATTAACAATGTCAAGTCTTTTTGGAATTAAAACTATAGATTATTATACACTAAATACTAATATGAGCGTTTATCTATTAGCTAAAAATCCTGTCGGGAATTTGGAAGAATTGAAATTTCAATACACCCCCCAAATCGAGTACAGTAATGACGTCAAATATGACGCATACAGTCTCACACATACTAATTATCAGCCTTATGCGTATACTAGAACAGAAAATCCAACAATTGGTTTAACATGTAAATTTAGTGCTCATACCAAAGAACATTTTGATCACAGCGAATATGCTATTCGATTTTTACGTACATATACTAAAATGAATTATGGTAGAACAGATGCTCAACGAGGCCAAAGTCCAAGGATTTTAAGATTTTTTGCACATGGTAGTCCAATATTTAATAAAGTACCTGTGGTAATCAGTAAGTTTTCAATGACATTCCCCGATGATATTGACTATGTTAAAGGTACATTTGCTCCGGATAATAAATCAATTGACGCTACAAAGGATGTAAAGAAACCAACTACGGAAGTTCCTAAGGCAGGCGCAGACGGAGTTCCTGAAATGGTTATAACCGGACAAAAAACTAAAGAATTTTATTTACCGGTATTTTTTACTATTAACATAAGTTTAATAATGCAACCAAATATATACAAAGCTGTTAACGAATTTAACTTAGAAGACTTTTCTAAAGGTACATTAAGTTCGAAAGGATACATTTAATGGCATCCACTATAATTCCAACAAACATGTATGGCGAAAGAAGTTTTCTTCGTCTGACATCTATCAATAACTTTTACTTGGATGTATCTAAGTTACCTATAATTAATTATACAAAAGGAGATTATGTTATTGTTCCTCCTGAATGTGAAAATAGAATAGATTTGTTTAGCTATCAACAATTTGGCACTAGTAGATTATGGTGGATAATAGCTTTAGCAAACGCAGATGTAATTAGAGATCCAATTTGGGATTTTAAATCTGGAATGGAAGTGTTTATCCCACGCGATTCGTCTTTGTTGGAAAAGTTAGCAGAGGTTAGATAATGGCCACAGGCACACACGTACATGGTCATTTCGGAGCAGATAGAGGCAATAGAAGCCACGAAGGTTGCGACTTTAGTAGCCCAGTTGGTACCCCACTAATTAATAAAACTCCAATGACTGTTGTTTCTGTACTTGATACACCAACTAAGACCGGGGGCAATGGTCTTATTCTTCGAGATCAATACGGTACTGAGTATTATTATGCTCATTTAGACACAGCACCTAACCATTTACAACCAGGCATGCGATTAGAGCCAGGCACATATTTGGGTAGCACAGGAAATTCAGGCGTTGATGGAGCCGGAAAACCATACGCACCGCACTTACATCACGAAGTATGGCCAGGCGGGAAAAAGCCAGGCGGTAAACCAGCAAACCCAGAATCTATAGATCCGAACACTGGAAAACCTTATTATGATGCTACTACATATAATGTAGATAGTAACGGAAACCCAATAAACAATCTAAGAACCGGCAGTGCTGATCCGTCAAAATTTAAACCAGGAAAACCGGCACCGGCACCAGGAAAAAATCAAACGTCCGATTTAAATAGCGATAAGAAGAAAAGAAACGAAGGACTGTTTAATAAGCCAACGACACCTAAACAAACACCTAAACAACCAAATGATAACCTAGGTAATTTTATTAAACAACGTGGATTAATACAAACAAACGACGTTCATAAAATGCACGACGGCGGATAAAAATGGCACATACATATTATACAAGACTAACATTAGTACATCCAAAAGATATAAACAAATTAGATCCGCGATTAGGAGTAGTAATCGCGGAAACAGCCACTACTGGCCGATTTATTGTAACTGATGTTAGTTGGCAAAGCGTTATCAATGCCAATGCAATTACATCTATAGCAATGAATCATAGGGGAGAATTGCGGATACATGAACCCACTGGCATGGCCATGCTGGATTATATCAAGGCCGCTGCCTTCCAAGTTGGCACAATGAATTACCTTGACTGTAGATATCTATTAGAAGTAGAAGTGTTTGGAGAAAATGTTCCTGAATCAGGAACTCCATACAAATACATATGGCCTATTATGTTTATATCAACTGACGTAAAGGCGACAGTCACGGAAAAAGGCACAGAATATAATGTATCATTTGTACATACTAGTCATCATGGACAAACTGATCTAGTACAGCCTATTAAAGAAACAACTAAGATTGAAGCTGGAACTGTAGGTGAGTATTTTAAAAAATTACAAGTAGAATTAGAAACGAAAGAATTTAAATATGCCGCGGCCAGACAAAAGGCAGGTGGTGGAGCAGTTGTTGGCGGAAATAATCCGGCCAGTGCAGATGTTTTTCATGACGAATATCACTTTCTAATAGAACCAAGAATTGAAAAATATGCGTTTACTACAAAAGGTAAGGCAGATTCTGCTATTCAAGGAACATGGGGCGGCCTCGGTGCTTTATGGGGTAGTTTTAATATCAGTGTACGACCAGGCACACCATTAACACAACAAATAACAAAAATATTACAAAGTACAAAAGATATATCAGATTTACTACCAGGCCGACCTAAGCCTGCTAGTTCGGATGCGTCAGGAAGTAGCGCACAAAGTAAAGCAAATTTAGAAAGTATGCTCGGTAGCGTTTATCAATTCTTTAGAGTTGAAACTTATACTGTTTACAAATCATATGATTATATAAGACAGCGTTATGCCGCAAAATACGTATTTGTAATTTATTTGGCTGATCAGCCAAATATGTATCAATACCCAGATGAACTTGCTCTATTAAATAAACTTAGCAACAAAGACAAAGTATATACAAAGTTGAGATATTATTTACAAGAAGGTCTTTTGCGTAAACTATATTATTTCAATTACACCGGTATGAATACTGAAGTAATTCGCACAGATTTACAATATAATCAAGCTTACAGTTTACCTAGCTTTCCTGTTATATGGGCAGACAGAAATCAAACTGGTCCAGGCGCGATGAACATAGAAAACTATAATAGAAGAGTTAGCCCGTATGTACATGGCGATGATGCGGGTTCCGCCAGAATTGATATTGAACAAATGCAACGAAAAGCTCAAGAGCTTACGATGAAATTAAATGCCGAAATGCAAAAATATGCTAAAGGTGACCCAGAAGCATATCAACGCTATGTTACTAGAAAAGGTAAACAGGCACAAAAAGATTATAAAGATTTACAAGATTATATAACATTCTTGAATAATGAAATTGCAAAACGAGAATCTGAATTTAATACTCAGCAACAAAAAGTCACAGGCAACACAATTAAAAATAGAAAAGATTTATTTGATACTTTAGTTTATGCCGAAGATGTTGGTAAAAATGGAGACGTGTGGGAAAAGATATACAGAAAAGCCATTGAGTTAGATTACCCTAACTTAATTCCCAGAATGGAACCAGACATTATCGGTGAGCAAGTTGATATTGTTAAGTCCGAAAATGAAAAATTAATGGAAAAAATATTTGCAGTTCAATTGGCTCCCAGGGACTTAGTTAATTTAGATATGGAAATTGTTGGTGATCCATATTGGCTAGGTGTTCCTAATTTATTAGTAAACGGCAAAATAGGATTAGATAAAATTGAATTGCCAAGTTCCAGTGAAAAAGAAATACGAGCCATGATTAATGGTCGAATGCCGAAAATTGAACCAGGCTGGGATTCAAAAGAACCAGTTTGGAGCGACTATGGAGTAGCACAATGGTATAAAGGCGGCCAGTTATTTTATTTTTGTACTATGATGCCAGATGGTGGAGCCGGCGAAGATGATTTATTAACTTTTAATTATAACGACCAAATTGTTGGAATTTATAAAGTAGTTGAAGTTGAAAACATATTCAAAGAAGGCAAATGGACTCAAAAATTAAAAACAATTAGAGATATAACAATACCAAGTCATATTTTACCTAGAGCCAACTTGACAAAAGGTGGCGATGTGTCATTCGAGGACTGGGCAGACGGAGTGTTAGCTTCTGAAGACAGGGCAAAAGATCGTATCAATGATCTGCGTCAGCAAGGTGCAGAACAGCGAAACGCTGAATTAAAACAAGAAGCATTATCTGGTGATCAAGGCATAGGAGCAGGCGGAGTCACTGCGCCAACTACAGTAGCAACTACACCAGGCGTTTCAGACGCATTAAATAAACAACGAGCAATATTACGAGACAATCCTCCACCGGCAGTTGCTGATCCCGTGACAAATGCACAAGCAATGGTGGATGCCGGCAAGTCCAGAAACGAAGCATATGAAGCTGCTAAGAAACAATACAGCGAAGAATCCAAAGCTTATTATAAACATCTCGAAGAGGCAGACAAAAAAGCGTATGCTGAATCAGGAGTTCCAAATCATAAACCATATTCAGCAGAAACACTTGCCGGCCTTGCTATGACTAAGAGTGGCGCAGGTGGCTTAGATGATTGGAAGAGTAATAATACCACACGACCTGGCCCAGCTGAAGTTAATAATCCATTGGGTGTTGGTTATATAGCTGATAGAAACAAATACAACGGATATAACACATGGGAAGAAGGTCTAAAAGCTGGTAATGAATATTACAATTATGGCGTAGGTGTTATACCTTCAGGTAGGAATGGTCCTAATAGGTATTTGTTACCTTCTGATGTTAAAGGATCAGAAGCAGAATATATTAGAAAAGCAAGTCTGGGAGGTAAAGGATAATGGCAAGAGTCGGAAAGCCAAATGGCAATGTAAAAGCACCTCCGAGTTATGTAGATAATCGAGGAGCCGGTGTACCTCGATTATATGGTGTATATATTGGTATCGTAAAAAAGAATGACGATAGCCAAAATATGGGAAGATTACAAGTATACATCCCTGAGTTAGGTGGCGACCCTGAAGTAGACTCTAGCTGGTATGTTGCTAGTTACGCTAGTCCGTTTGGAGGATCGACAAGTATTTTTGAACAAGGTACTAACGTAGAAGAATATAGCGATACAATGAAGAGTTATGGCTTTTGGGCAGTACCTCCTGATATAGATACACAAGTATTAGTTGCATTCGCCGACGGTAAAACTGATAAG